CCAGTATAGTTCTAGCCCCTACCGTTATGAAGTACTAGAGTTCTGGGGTTATGTAGATACAGACATCCTAGCTGAGAATGGTGTAACTATCCCTAAGGAGTTAAAAAACTCTGAGCAGGTTAGTGTGAATGCATGGGTTTGTAACGGTAAAGTATTACGTTTAGTTCTTAACCCATTTAAGCCAGCACGTATTCCTTACTATGCTGTACCCTATGAGCTTAACCCGTACAGCTTCTTTGGTGTAGGTATTGCTGAGAATATGGACGATACGCAGACCTTAATGAATGGCTTTATGCGTATGGCTATTGATAATGCTGCACTTTCTGGTAATCTTATCATTGAAGTTGATGAGACAAACTTGGTGCCGGGGCAGGACTTAAGTGTGTACCCTGGCAAGGTGTTTCGCAGACAGGGGGGTGCACCAGGACAAGGCATCTTTGGCACTAAGTTCCCTAATGTAGCTGGCGAGAACATGCAACTCTTTGATAAGGCTAGGGTTTTAGCAGATGAAAGTACAGGCTTTCCAAGTTTCGCACATGGTCAAACAGGTGTCAGTGGAGTGGGGCGAACTGCTTCTGGCATCTCTATGCTTATGTCTGCAGCTAATGGCAGCATACGAAATGTTGTTAAAAACGTGGATGATTACCTCATTGGTCCAATAGGTAAAGCATTCTTTTCATTTAATATGCAGTTTGACTTTGATACAGACATCAAGGGTGACTTAGAGGTTAAGGCATCTGGCACAGAAAGCTTGATGGCTAATGAGGTACGCTCACAACGTCTGATGCAGTTTATGGGTGTAGCATCTAACCCAGCACTGATGCCATTCGTTAAGAGTGACTACATCATTCGTGAGATAGCTAAGTCAATGGATCTAGACCCAGACAAGGTTACTAACTCTCTGAGTGATGCAGCTATACAGGCTGAGATACTTAAGAAGTTTACACAGCCCCCACCCCCACCTGAGGGAGCAGAGGGAGCACCTCAAGGTCCACCCCCACCACCTAGTCCGGGCGCTGGGCCAGAGCAAGCTGGTGTAGGCGTACAAGACACTACAGGTGCAGGTGGTGGTAACATTGGTACAGGAACAGCACCAACTCCTGGTGAGCAAGGGTTTACTGGTACATAATGATAGTAAAGAAACTCGTAAACGATAAGCCCCTATGGGATGGCTTCCTTGATGTACTAAACAAAAAGATTGACACTGCCCAGCGCAAGTTAGAACAGGCAGTGTCTATGGAAGACATATATCGTGCTCAAGGTGAGATAGCTGCTCTACGTAGATTAACCTATTTAAGGGATGAAATTAATGGCCCTAAATCCTAAAAGAAGACAAGACCCTGAGGGGCGTTATGCAGAGCGTGTGGATAATATTACATTAGAAGATGCTGCTACCTTTGTTGCTTCAGCTACACCTATCATTGGTGATGCTATGGCAGCTAAAGAAGTTTACGATGAGTTACAGAAAGATGACCCTAACTATATTTTAGTTGGTGCGCTGGGCGGTGCAGCAATGATAGGACTTATTCCAGGATTAGGTGATGCTGCAGCCAGTGCTATAAGATCAGGTGCCAAGAAAGCTTTAGATGTAGGTAAGCGTATTGAAGTTGATCCTAATGCTTTAGGTAGTTTAGGTGGAAATATTAAATTAAAACCTTCTTCATCTTCTGTTGTAGATGAACCTTTTAAAAAAACTCGTAAGGCATATAAATTATTTGTACAATCAGATGACAAGCTATATCCTTTATTTGTAAATGCTGCAGATGAAGTACCTCAAGGGTCTTTTTTAGAAGCAGACTTTCCTGATGTAGCTTTTAAAGGAACTACAAAAGCAGGTAAAGAAGGATTTTACGTACCTACTAAGGGTGCTAAACGTAAAAAGGGTGAAAAAACAAAAAAAACTGGAGATTCTATAAATATACCAGATGAAGAAACAAGAAAAAAACTTATTGATTCAGGGTACATTACAGAAAAAACAAAACGTACTAAAGATGCACCCTATGGTAAAGTGACTGCTGTTGCTGCTAGACCTGGATGGCATGCTAGTATGAATCCTGTAGCAGAACATTTAGGTCCACAGGATTTAAAAATAACTAAAAAAGAAGCAGAACAACTTGTTAATGCAGGTATCAATCCAAAAGCTATAAGAACCCGTGGTGATCAATACTACGTAAAACGTAGGGCTGAAGATCAAGTCTGGGCAGAAGTAGAAATGGCAGACGATACAAGTGATGAGCTACTTACTTATATGAAAGAAAGAGGCCGTACTGACATTAATGATAAAGTACCTAAAGGTGGTAGCTACTCATACGTAGATGGTCAAGCAGATGGAGATACATGGGTAGTTGGTGGTGATATGAAAGTATCACGAGTATTGAGTAGAGAAGAAGCAAAATCTGCACAAGAAGCTGCAGGGGTAAAAGATTTACCATACAGAGATGAAGTAGAAAATATACTTGGTAAAAAATTTGCTCAAGGTGGATTAATAGGGGAAGAAGATATGTATACAGGCCAACAAGATTATTTATTAACGTCTAGTTCTGGTACGGATATGGCTGTTGGTGGATCTATATCTAATAATAACGAACCCATACAAACAGAAATGGATCTCATTATGAGTGAGACTAAAGATCCTGTAAGTGGCAACACTGCACCTCTTGGAGCCAAACCAGAAGAGGTACGTGATGATGTACCTATTAATGCTAGTCCTAATGAGTTTATGATTAATGCTGCAACTAGACGTTACTTTGGTACAGAGTTTTTTGAAGAGCTACAAAAGTCTGCAGAAGAAGGTTGGAAACGTATCAGGGATGGTGAAGAATCTTACTTCAGAGATGATGAACTAGAAGTAATGGATGATGAAAAAGGTGACAGAGATAAACCTATAAACATGCAAGAGGGTGGTGCTGTACCGGGTGAAGGTATAACTGTACCTAAACCTGTAGGTGGTGGCTATGGACGTTACGGTGGTACAGGTTCACCTTTTATGGGCTTTGAGTCTAAAACTTTTACTAATCCTGAGACAGGTCAACAGATTATAATATACTACTTTAATGGTAGACCTATGAGCCGTATACCTGCTGGCTTTCGTGAAGTATCACAGAATGTTGTAGAAGAGCAACAGCAAGTACAACGTGAGCGTGATGATGATGATGATAAAGGTCCAGTTGTTGAAACCAGAGATGGGTACTGGAATAAACCTACGAATGAATGGGAGCCAGAAGATTTTACTGCATACAATAAAAGTATGATGGATAATCTAAGTAAAGGTAAAGATCCCCTATCTTTATCTGCATTAGAGTCTGGTGTATTGAGCTTAGTAGGCGGTGTTATAGGCGGTCCTGCAGGTGCTTTAGGTATGACTGCCTTAGCTAAAAAAGCTAAGCAAAAACAAGCAGAGTCTGTATATAGTTTTTCTGTAAATTCTTTACTAGAAGGTAATGCAACTAACAAAAAAGATCTAGCTGAATCTATGTTTCTAACTGCGGGAGGCTTAAATATAACAGGTCAAACAGACTTCACATATACAGCAGGACAAAAAAAATATTCTGATGCACAAAAGGGTACAATACAAACATTATATGATAACTCTGACGATGACACACAAACAATAATAATGACAGCAGGTGAAGATGTAGCTATGTCTATGCCTGTATCAAGCAGTAGCTTTAATTTATTTGACCCATCTACTTGGGGTGGAGGAGCAGCTAGTACTACTACACCTGAGTCTGTAGTAACAGATGATATGTCTTTCTCTGATTGGTATGCATCTACAACAGGATCTTCTCTTGGCGGTACACAAGATACTAGAACTAACAAAGGTGAATTTGACGTTTCTGCATATACACCTTCAGGTAGTTTAACTCCTAAATTTACTGAATCTGCTGCAGCGGCTGCCTCACCAGAACCTACACTTACTACTACTGAAAAATATGAAAGAGATCAAGCTTTAGGTGGTGGTGCTTCAGGTGACAGAATAGATAAACAAAGACAAGAACAAAGAATACGTGACATAGTTTCAGGTGCTATAAAACCTAAAGATACAGATGAAGAACGAGAGTTTGATGCTGTAATATCTGCAGCAGCAGGTTAAAATAACTATAAGGCTACCCGGCAATAATGCTGGCCCCAACATAAAAGGAAATACAACATGGCAGAACTAGCAGAAGTGGAAACACCAAAGAATGCAGGATTTGTACAAGCTAAACCAAAGCGTAATGCAAACCAGAAACGTATAGAAAAGGATGAGGCAGAACTCAAAGCCCTTATTGAAGGGGGAGAACCAGAAGAACAAGAGGGTTCCCAAGAGGAAGCGTCCAATACAGAAATTAAAGAAGAAGCGTTATCTGCAGAAGAGAGATCGTTTAAGAAACGATATAGTGATCTACGAAGCCACCTAAACAAGCAGTCTGAAGAGTTAAAAGAACTAAAGGCACAGCTAGATAAAGCAAAGACTAGTGGTCCAGTTCGTCCACCTGCTAGTGATGAAAGCATTGAGGCGTGGTCTAATAAGTATCCAGAGATTGCTTCTATTGTAGAAACTATTGCTAATCAAAAAGCAGAAGAAAAGTTTAAGAATGCTGATGCTAGACTACAAGAGATAGACAAGCTTACAGCACAAGCCCAGCGCAGTAAGTCAGAAGATGAGATACGCTCTATGCACTCAGACTTTGATGACTTACGATCAAGTGATGAGTTTCACAATTGGGCAGAAGAACAACCTAAGTGGGTACAGGATGCCCTATATGAAAACCAAGATGACCCTAAGTCTGTAATCAGGGTAATTGATCTGTACAAGATTGATAACAATATGGACGTAAAAGGTAAACAGCGTTCTACTAAACAGGCTGCATCAGAAGTTAAAACAAGACGTACTACCAAGCCAGAGAATAATGACCTGTCAGGGAGTATCCGTGAGTCTGCTGTACAAAAGATGACAGCACAACAGTATGAGGCTAACTCAGACTCAATCATGGAAGCTATCCGTAGTGGCAAGTTTATTTATGATATTTCTGGGGGTGCACGTTAAAAAAGTATTGACATCACAGAATTAATATGTATAACTGTGTATGTTAAGAAAAGAGTGTAAAGCCCTAATGATATTAGCTACCTTTATACTCTAACCAACTAAGCCAAACAATTAAGATAAGACCTACCTAGTTAAGTATAGGCCCAACTATTCTAACAATGGCCCTTGATAGAATAGATTGCACCCTAGAAAGATTAGCCTCTTACGTTAAGTTTGGGCTTAAATATCATAAGCCAACAAACATCTAAGGAGGATTTATTATGGCTTTTACATCCGCAACAGGTTATGGGAATTTACCTAATGGTAACTTTAGCCCCGTAATCTACTCCAAGCAGGTACAGCTTGCCTTTCGCAAGTCTACTGTAGTAGGAGAAATTACTAACTCAGATTATTTTGGCGAGATTGCTGCTCAAGGCGATACAGTCAGAATTATTAAAGAACCTGAAATTTCCGTTAGCCAATACGCTCGTGGTACTCAGGTTACAGCACAAGATCTTGAAGATGATGATTTTCAGTTGACTGTAGACAAAGCTAACTACTTTGCGTTTAAGATGGATGATATTGAAGAGGCTCATAGTCACATCAATTTTATGAGTCTTGCAACGGATCGTGCAGCTTATCGTTTGGCTGACCAGTATGACCAAGACGTTCTAGGTTATTTGTCTGGCTTCAAACAGTCTTCTTTGCATTCTCAAGCAGATACAGCTAATGATGTCGTAAATGGCAGCAAGTCTGTTAGCACTGCTGGTAGTGATGAATTGTTGACATCAATGAAGATCATCAAGGGTTCTATGGGCAATATCACAACTGGTTCTGCTGGTGATCATTCGATCCCACTGGCAGCACGTTTGCCTGGTGCTACTGCACTACCAACTGCTACAGCTTCACCAGCAATGGTTGTTGCTCGTATGGCTCGCCTCTTGGATCAACAGCAAGTTGATACTCAAGGACGTTGGCTGGTAGTTGACCCGGTATTTATGGAGCTTCTTCGTGACGAAGATTCACGCTTCCTAAATGCAGACTACGGTGAATCAGGTGGACTGCGTAACGGCCTTGTCGTTAATAACTTCCACGGTTTCCGTATGTACACTTCATCAAACCTGCCAGCGGTAGGTACTGGTCCAGGAACCACAGGTTCTGCAAACCAGAACACTAACTATGGTGTTATTGTTGGTGGACATGATTCTGCTGTAGCAACTGCTGAGCAAATCAACAAGACGGAAACATATCGTGACCCTGACAGCTTTGCTGACATTGTTCGTGGTATGCACCTATACGGTAGAAAGATTCTTCGCCCAGAAGCAATCGTTACTGCCAAATATAACGCAGCGTAAGGGGAGGGATAACTTATGGCTACTTTTGACATGACTTCCGTTGATACTGCTGGTGTTGGTGCAGACGTTCTTGCTGTTCCCACTGTAGTAGGTAACGCAGTACGTACCATTGAAGCTATCTTGGATATTGATGCCATGATTGCTGCAGGTGCTACTATTGCAGACGGTGACATTTTTCAACTGTTGGAGATTCCAGCAGAGTCTGTAATGCTTGCAGGTGGTGCAGAGATTATGAAATCTTTTACTGCATCATGTACTTGTAATATTGACTTTGCTGGCGGTGATGACATCATCGATGGTGCAGCTTTAGATGCTGCTGCAGGTACGTATCTTGCAAAAGGTACTAACGGTGAAGCTAACGTTGTTAATACAGGTGCAGCTTCTACTTATGCTGCTGCTGCATTGGCTCTTGTTGGTGCTGCTGATACCATTGATGTAACAATCGCTGGTGCCGCTGCTGCAACTGGACGCTTACGTGTGTATGCAGTAATTGCAGATATTTCTGCTGCTCACACAGAGGCTGCTATTGCCCAGCGTGATCAAATCTAAAATAACTTTAGGGGCTACTTTCGAGTGGCCCCTTTAGGCTACCTATCAAAAGGATTTATTATGGGTATTACAACAGCAATGTGTACAAGTTTCAAGTCAGAGCTACTTGGTGGTATCCATGATTTGGATACTAATAGTATTAAACTTGCTTTGATTAAGGCTTCACCTAGCGGCACATATGGTGCAGCTACAACTAATTACAGTGATGTAACAGGTAACTCTGATGAGTCATCTGGTACAAACTATAGTGCAGGTGGTAATGTACTTGATAGTGCATCTATCTCAGTAAGTGGTACAACAGCTATTGTGGACTTTGCAGATGAGACTTTTGCAAATGTGACTACATCAGCAGATGGTTGTATTATTTATAACGCATCACAATCTAATAAAGCTATTGCAGTAGTTGACTTTGGTGGTACAGTAAGTGCCACTGCAGGTGATTTAACTATTGAGTTTCCTGCTGCAGGAGCAAGCACAGCAATCATTCGTATTGCTTAAAGGGTAGACTATGGCTTTTATCGCCACCTCTGCACGTTACGGCACTGGTAGATACGGTGTAGCAGAGTATGGTGTAACAACTATCTCAGCAAGTCTTACAGGTGTAGCTGGAACATCCGCATTACAACCTGTAAGTGTTAATGGCTTTGAGATAGATATAACAGAGCGGGTTACTGACAATACTCTTGGTACTACCGCTCTAGGTACGATACAAGTTAATACTGCTGCTGGTCTTGCAGGTATTGCAGGTACAGGGGCAATAGGAGCCTTAGAGCACAGCAACACAGTTACACTTACTGGTGTTGCAGGTACAGGACAAGTAAATACAGTAGAAGAGAAACCTACTGAGGTACTTGAAAGTGTAAGTGCCACAGGTCAAGTAAACACTGTACAAACTCATACTGCTGCAGGTTTAACTGGCGTAAGTGCAACAGGTGCAGTAGGCACTGTAGTAGAGAATACATCTGAGGCTATGGCTTCTGTATTAGCTACAGGTCAAGTAGGTACAGTAACCTTATCCAACACTGTAACTCTTGTAGACGTTGTAGGAACTACTGCACTAGGTCAAATAGAGTACGGATCAGAAGTATTCCCTACTGGTGTAAATGCTTTAGGTCAAGCAGGTTCAATAACAGCCACAGGTGTTGTATTTAACTTTGATGCCTTTAAAGAACAGTACAGCAGACGTAGGACTATTTATATAGCGAGGGCTGCATAGATGACTACATCAGCGGAAAGAACAGCTAGAGTACCTCAAGAGAATAGAATTATATTTATTGAACGTGGTACTACAACAAAAGATAGAACAATACGTATTTCTCAGCAGTCTAGATTAATCTTTATAGAAAGACAAACTACTGCAGCGGAACGTACTGTACATGCAACTGAGGACTAGATATGAGTTTTAGATGGCCTAATAAAGACCCAGATGAAACGTTAGATTACAGTGTAGACTGGTCACGTTTCTTAGGTAGTGCAACTATAGCAAGTGTTGTTTGGTCAGTTAAAACTACATCATATACTACAAAAACTACCTTAGCTGCAGGACAAGATTTAAATACTGCATCAAGTGGTGCAAGCACTGATACTATTCAAAACACTGCTCAGTCTTCTACAACCACAGTTGCTACAATTAATGTAGCTGGCGGTACAAATAATGAAGAGTATACTTTCTTTTGTACTATGACTGATAGTACAGGTAGTATAGCTGAAAGAAGTATTAAGCTTCGTGTAAGGGAACGCTAATATGGCATATGACTTTTTAGGTTTAGTAAATGATGTCAACAAGCGTTTAAACGAAGTTGAGCTTACAAGTTCTAACTTTGGTAACGCTGTAGGTTTTTACAGTGCAGCTAAAGACAGTGTGAATGCAGCTATACGTTTTGTTAATCAGCATGAGTTTGAGTGGCCCTTTAACCACGTAGAACAAGAAGATACACTTACTGCAGGTGAAACACGGTACGCTTTACCTAGTGATATGAAAACACCTGACATGGATACCTTTCGCATTAAGCGTAACTCTACATTTAATAATCAAACAGAAAAATTAAAAATACTTTCTTACGAAGAATACCTTGACAAGTTCATTGATAATGAGTATAATACTAGTGATACTATAAGAGGTTTGCCTAAGAGTGTATTCCGTACACCTAATATGGAGTATGGTGTAGTACCACCCCCAGATAAAGCTTACGAATTAGTGTATGAGTATTATAGATTGCCTGTAGATTTAATTAATGCAACTGATGTACCTAGTGTACCTGAACAGTTCCGTTATGTTATTGTAGATGGATCTATGTATTACGCATATTTATTTAGAGGTAATACTCAAGATGCAAATATACAACAACAGAAGTTTGAAGCTGGTATAAAGAACATGCGTACACTTTATATTAATCGTTATGACTACTTGAGGGATACACGTATCTACCACATTGCCCGTAAATCAAATGCATCGAGAGTTAGCTAAGTATGCCTACACAGTGGCAGACATACCCTGTTGAGTTCAAGGGTGGCTTAATAACAAACATAAGCCCTTTACAGCAAGGTATTAACTCTCCTGGCTCTGCTCGAACTTTGCGTAACTTTGAGCCATCTATTGAGGGTGGCTATAGACGTATAGAGGGGTTTAATAAATTTGACTCTACTACTGTACCACCATATGGTATGCCTAAAGTACAAGGTAGTGGTCAGTCTGGTACTACGCTAAACATAGCTAATATTAATACTACGCCACAGGATGGTGACACACTAACGATAGCTGGTGTAACAGGAACCTACACTATTGCTACATCAGGTGTAACATTTAGTGCAGCTAATAACTCAGCAGCTATTACACTTACTACATCATTAGCTAGTTCACCTGCTGACAAGGCTGCAATTACTTTTACTAATACATCTGATTTAATAGAGGGTTTGTACTACTTTAATCAGAATGCCGTAGCTTATCGTAACGGTGATATATTTAAGTCTAGCGGATCAGGTTGGACACAAATAAACGTACCTTCATATGGAACTGTACTAGTAAACGGTGCAAGTCAAACTGGTACAAGTCTAGCAGTAGATGGACTTACAGGTACACCACAGGCAGGTGATACATTTACTGTAGCAGGTATTGAGAAAGTTTACACGGTTACGTCAGATGCTACAGTAAGCTCTGGTGGTTCTACTCTAGCAATTAACCCTGCCCTAGCTTCTAGCCCTGCTAATAATGCAGCTATTACGTTCTTAGCTACAGAGAGGGCGCTGGGCGGTGTAAACAGATTTACTAGATATAACTTTAGCGGTACACCTGAGGTTATGGTAGTGGACGGTACTAATAAACCTTACAAGTATGACGGTACAACTTTTACAGAACTTACTGCTGCACCAAGTGATGTAGATGGTGCTGATCATGTAGTATCCTTTAAAAGCCAATTATTCTTTGGTAAAGGTAGTACATTAAGTTTTACTGCACCATTTACAGATAATGACTTCACTGCAGCTAATGGTGCGGGTGTTATAAATGTCACAGATGACATAACAGGTTTAATAGTTTTTCGTGAACAGTTAGTTATCTTTAGCCGTGGTAAAATACATAGGCTTGTAGGTAATACAATAGCTGACTTTCAGTTGCAACCTATATCACTAGACATTGGTTGTATTAAAGAAGATACTATTCAAGAGGTAGGTGGTGACATTGCATTTGTTGGGCCTGACGGTATTAGACTATTAAGTGCAACTGATCGTATTGGTGACTTTGGTTTAGCTGTTGCGTCAAGACCTATTCAAGGTGAAACAAATCAACTGTTTAGTTCTAATACTAAGTTTAGCTCGTGTGTAATTAGAAAGAAAAACCAGTACAGATTATTTGGTTATGCTGCAGCTATTAGTGAGGATTCATCACAAGGTATACTTGGTACGCAGTTTGCTGATCAGACCTCTCAAGGTATGGCTTGGGCTGAAACTAGGGGTATACGTTCTTATATAGCGGATAGTGTATTCTCTACTAACGATGCAGATGAAGTAATTATATTTGCTAATAGTGACGGTTACGTTTATCGCATGGAGAGCGGTAATAGCTTTGATGGTTCAAATATACTATCTTCATTTAGTACACCTTTCTTTGCTATGAGTGATCCACGTATAAGAAAGACAATGTATAAACTGTCTACATACATTGACCCTGAAGGTTCAGTAGATGGTAACGCAACATTAAAGTTTGATTTTGATGAACCTAATAAGATACAGCCTACATCTGTACCTATAGCTAATACAACAGCTACTGTTGCATTTTATGGTGTATCATCTTTTGGTACAGGTAGTTATGGTGGTAAACTAATATCTGTATTTAATAATCAAGTAGTAGGTTCAGGTTTTGTTATATCAATACAATATATCTTTGAGGGAACAGATCCACCGTTCTCACTAGACGCAGCTACACTAGAGTTTGCAGCGCACGACAGGCAATAAGGAAGAGAGAGTAAGTTATGGGAACAGGTTACACACGTAACGATACAGCAAACAATATTGCTGACGGAAACATTATCAATGCGTCTGACTTAGATGGTGAGTTTGACGCAGTACAATCTGCATTTAACAATTCATCAGGTCATACCCACGATGGTACTGCTGGTGAGGGTGCTCCTATTGAAACGATTGGCCCTAGCCAAGATGTTGTAGCTACAGCTTCTGTACTTCGTCCTAAGACTGATAATACGGTTGATCTGGGTACATCTTCCTTAGAGTATAAAGACCTGTTCCTTGATGGTACAGCCCATATAGATACTCTTGATGTTGACGAAAACGCAAGCATTACAGGTACTCTAGCTGTAACTGGTGCAGTTGATATTAACAATGATCTGTTAGTTGGTGATGACCTTACGCTAGACAGTGATGCTGCCGTACTAGGCTTTGGTGCAGATACAGATGTTACACTGACACACGTAGCTGACACAGGACTACTGCTTAACAGTACAATGGCTATTCAGTTCAATGATGCTTCACAGTTCATCAATGCCCCCAGCGCAACTGTACTAGATATTAATGCTACAGATGAGATTGAACTTAATGCTACATTAGTAGATGTTAATGCTAACCTAGACGTATCTGGTACTATCACTGGAACAGGTACATCTGTCTTTGCTTCATTAGACATCTCTGGTGACATAGACGTAGACGGTACAACCAACCTAGATGTGGTGGACATAGATGGTGCTGTTGATATGGCATCTACTCTACAAGTTGATGGTGCTATTACATCGTCTTCTGGTGCTACTATTACAACTGCTGATAATACTGCACAACTTACTCTTGTTTCTACTGATGCTGATGCATCTATTGGTCCTTTGTTTGTAATGAACCGTAACTCTAGTAGCCCTGCTGATAGTGATCAATTAGGTAAAATACAGTTTCTAGGTGAGGATGATGCAGATAATTCTACAGTGTATAGTCAAATCGTCAATCAAATAAAAGACGCAAGCAACGGCACTGAAGATGGCCGTATGTCATTTAATATTATTACTGCTGGTGCAGATAGAAGTTTTATTAATATGACACATGATAGCACTCAAGCTGAAGTTGTTATAAATGAAGAAAGTATAGACATAGACTTCCGTGTTGAGTCTAATGGCAACGCTAATATGCTGTTTGTTGATGGTGGCAATGATCGGGTTGGGATTGGTACGAGTTCTCCGTCTGATCCGTTACACGTCAACGGAACTGCAAAGTTTGATAACTACATACATTTTGGTGGTTCAATTTCTACCCCTTCAACCGCCGCTGCAATATACAGACCCGCTGACAATCAGTTAGCTTTTAGTACAGCCAACACAGAACGTATGCGCATCGACAGTGCTGGTCGGGTGTTAATTGGTCAATCTTCTTCTACTGGTTCAACAAATGCAGACGAATTAGTGGTTGGTTCTGGGAGTGGAAACCAAGGTATTACCATTTTCTCAGGTGCTTCTAACGGCAGCACCATAGCATTTAAAGATAGTGGTGCAGATGAGGATGGTTTTATATCTTTCAACCACGGTAGTCAGTTTATGCAATTTGGAACGGCTGCTTCTGAACGTATGCGCATCGACAGCAGCGGTAACCTCATAATAGCATCCACAGGCGGTACACTACAAACAGCCACAGCAGGTACATCTAACTTTCGTGCAGGTGTAAACGCAGGTAACAGCATTGCTTCTGGCGGTAACTATAATACGGTTGTAGGTGATGGAGCTGGTACTGCTATTACTACTGGTGATCAAAATACATTTTTGGGTTTTGATGCAGGTAAATCTGTTGATACAGGGGTAAGAAACGTTGCCATAGGTGTATCAACTGGTGACGCTTTAACTGATGCTGATTTTAATACCGCTGTTGGAAATAATGCATTATCACAAGATGTAAGGGGTAGTAGAAGTACAGCTATAGGCTACAACGTTTTAACTAATCAAAACTTCACTACAGCTACAGATACTTACAATACAGCAGTTGGCTTTGAAGCAGGGATATCAGTCACAACAGGCACACTCAATACCTTAATAGGTGGCCTAGCAGGAGATGCTATTACTACTGGTGCCAGTGATGTTGCACTAGGGTACTTAGCTTTAACCTCAGATACTCTAGGTAGTAGAAGTGTTGCTATTGGAACAGCGGCTTTAGAAACACAAAACTTCACTACAGCTACAGATGTTTATAATACAGCAGTTGGTCATATAGCAGGTAGAGCAATTACAACAGGTATACAAAATACTCTTATTGGTGGTCTAGCTGGTGACGTTTTAACAGATGCTGACTTTAATGTTGCATTAGGTTATGCTGCTTTAAGTGGAGATACATTAGGTAGTAAATCCACGGCATTAGGTTTTTCTGCTCTAGAAACTCAAAACTTTACTACTGCCACAGATACTTTTAATGTTGCTGTTGGTTATGAAGCAGGACATTTAGTCACAACAGGTACAAATAATACTATATTGGGTGCAAATGCTTTAAGTTCAGACACATTAGGTAGCAGGTCTGTTGCAATAGGTAAACGTGCGTTAGCTACACAAAACTTCACCACAGCCACTAATACTTATAATGTAGCTGTAGGGGATTCTGCAGGTTCAGCAGTCACAACAGGAATATCAAATACTATTATAGGTGGTCTAGCAGGTGATGCTCTTACAGATGCAGACTTTAACGTAGCTATTGGGTTAGGTTCTTTAGGTGCAGATACACTAGGTAGTAAATCAGTTGCAGTAGGAACTGCTGCTTTACAAGCTCAGAACTTCACAACAGCTACTGATTCTCACAACACAGCCGTAGGACATAACGCAGGTAATGATGTCACAACAGGTGTACAAAACACCCTTGTTGGTTCTTTAGCTGGTGATGCACTCACTGATGCTGATATGAATGTAGCAATTGGTTATTTAGCGTTAACTGCTGATACTCTAGGCAGTAGGTCCGTTGCTATTGGTATGAATAGCCTTCAAGCACAAAATTTTACTACAGCTACAAATACTTACAATACAGCAGTTGGACATAATGCAGGAGCAGAAGTCACAACAGGTATAGAAAACACACTCATTGGAGGACTAGCAGGTGATGCTTTAACTAGTGCAGGTAACAACACAGCACTTGGAGCATACGCACTAACCACAGACACCCTTGGAAGCAAAACCACTGCTATAGGTAATGGAGCTTTATTTAGTCAAAACTTCACTACAGCTACAGATAGCTATAATACAGCGGTTGGACATGCCGCAGGTGTAGCAGTCACAACAGGTATACAAAACACACTTGTTGGTGGACTTGCAGGTGATGCTTTAACAGATGCTGATAATAATATCGCTATTGGTTATGTAGCTTTAAGTTCCGATACTTTAGGCAGCAGTTCTGTTGCTATTGGTACAAGTGCATTGGCTGTTCAAAATTTCACTACTGCCACAAATAGCTACAATATTGCTATTGGTAGAAATGCGGGAGCATCAGTCACAACAGGTGTAGAAAACACCTTAATTGGTGGACAAGCTGGCGATGCTTTAACTACAGGTTTAGCTAATACTGCTCTTGGTGCTTTCTCTTTAGGAGCAGATACAAAAGGTAAATATAGTGTAGCCATTGGTCAAGGAGCATTGGTTACTCAAAACTTCACTACAGCCACAGATGTGTACAATGTAGCTGTTGGGTACAGAGCAGGAGTATCAGTCACAACATCTCTAAAAAACACTCTTATAGGTGGACTAGCAGGTGATGGTATAACTTCTGGTGATGGACTTAATGTTGCGGTTGGATATGGTTCTTTAGGTGCAGCAAGTAGCAATACACAAGAAAATGTAGCAATTGGTGTTGATTCCTTAAAAACTGAAGATGGTCACGGAAGAAATACAGCCGTTGGATACCAAACTTTACAAACATTAAATGCGGGTGCTTTAGCGTATAATACTGCGCTAGGATGGCAAGCAGGTATAGCAGTCACAACAGGTATTAATAATACTTTAATAGGAGCATCTGCTGGTGATGCTCTTACTGATGCTGATGAAAACGTGGCAGTTGGTAAGGCTGCTTTAGGAGCAGATACATTAGGTAGTAAATCTACTGCAATTGGTCATCAAACTTTAGCTACTCAAAATTTTACAACTGCTACTGAAACCTTTAATACAGCGGTTGGTCATTTTGCAGGTTATGCAGTCACAACAGGCGTACAAAATACACTAATCGGTGGTCTAGCAGGTGATGCTTTAACTACTGGTGGTAGTAGCGTAGCACTAGGGTATGAAGCATTAAGTGGTGAAGATACTGGATGGTACAATGTTGCAATAGGAGCAGGAGCTTTAAAAGTACAAAACCATCATGCAAATAATTACAATGTAGCAGTAGGATACAACTCAGGAGTAGCAGTTACAACAGGCATACAAAATACATTTATTGGTGCTTTAGCAGGAGATGGTACTGATGATGGTGGTAGTAACACAGCCGTTGGTTACTTAGCTCTTAGTGGTAACTGTGGAAGTGAAAATACAGCAGTAGGTAAACAGGCTGGAACAGCCATTACAGGTACACTAAACACCGTAATGGGTGTAGCAGCAGGAGTAAATATAACGTCAGGTGACGGTAATACAGTTATAGGGCATGATGCAGGTAGACAAGGCACTGATTTAGCTACAGGTGATAATAATACTTTGGTTGGAAGAGAAACAGGTGTTTCAGCAGAAAATGCCACAGGTCAAAATGTTTTCGGTAAAGGTGTTGTTGGTAATCAAAACAATTCATTTACCTTTGGTATTGGAACTTCAGATAGTTTAATACTTGCAGGTGCTACTTCTATTTCTGCTCCATCTGATGAACGATATAAAGAAGAGATTACAACATCTACAGCAGGTTTAGCTTTTATAAAGGATTTACGTCCTGTAACTTTTAAATGGAAAAAAGAAAAAGACATTCCATCAGATCATCGTTCTTTTGTGGAAGGTTCTGAAACAAGGGTTATGTGTAGTAACGGTGAAACTAATCATGGTTTTATAGCACAAGAAGTAAAAACTGCCATAGATGCTCACTCAGAAATAAAAGATGGGTTTAAAATGTGGTCTGCTGATGCAATGGACGGAAGGCAAAGAGTTGGAGAATCATCACTTGTACCAATCTTAGTCAAAGCAATCCAAGAACTATCCGCAAAGAACGATGCACTTGAAGCTCGCATAGCCACATTAGAAGGGTAAACATGGAACTACTAGCACGAAACTTTCCAAACATAGGTGTAGTTGAAGGACAGCTACCAACAGATACGATCACTAATATATGGTCTGCCATAGATGAAGCAAGGGATAACCCTGTGGACTCTAAGCCTGAACTAGCAGGTAACATCAGTTCTTCTATTAAGTTAGATCGTAACTCTGAACTGCTTAAAGACTTTACAGGTGAAACAATACCAGCCTTTATGAAGCAGCACATGGAAGCCTATGGCCCACCATACAGAATGGCTATGAAGGAAGGTGAGCAGTTCTACCTAGAAAGTCTATGGGTAAACTTTCAAAGGCAACATGAGTTTAATCCACCGCATGATCATGCTGGTGTGTACAGCTTTGTAATCTGGATGCAGATACCTACATCCTATGAAGAGCAACGTAAGCTTCCTATTGCTGTAGAATCAAATGCAGATAACCACATTAGTAACTTTGCATTTAGCTACACCAATACGTTAGGCAGAGTAAGTACCTTTGCATATAACATGGAAAAAGAAGCAGAAGGATATATGGTTATGTTCCCATCAGCAATGCTTCATCAGGTGTTCCCATTCTATGAAAACGATGGGGAACGTATATCAATCTCAGGCAACATTAATATAGGAGAACTACAATGAGCCGTACAGCAGAAGAAATCGCACAAGCACACGCAGCTTGTCTAGGTGGAGCAAGCACTATCAACAGTGTTATTGCTACACACAATAAAGGTGCAGGTGCCACAAGTGAAGACTTTGGGCATGACCTAACGCATGACGAAAAGAAAGAACGTGTGGAACGTAGTGTAGGCTACTTAAAGCATCAGAAAGCTTTGACCGATTGGGGTTCAGAAAGCTTTACTGACATTGATGCAGCTATCTCTGCGGCAGATGCGTTCACAGGATAATGGACAACGATAACTGGCACTTGAGCAAGTCTGTACCAATTACACTAATCTTTGGATTACTTGTTCAAGGGGCAGCTATCGTATGGACAGTATCAATGATGATGTCTGACATTGAAGATAACAGAGAAGATATCATAGCACTAGAAGAACGTATGGGCAGGTTAGAAACATCTGTACAAAGTCAAGCAATAGCACTTGCCCGTATTGATGAAAACATAAAAGCAATAAGATCATCAGTAGAAAAGATGGCAAATGAACAACAATAGGGTTTGCCATAATGATAGAAGTATTAGCCTTAGCAGGTGCAGTAACTAAAATAGCTGGTGCAGTTAGTTCTGCAGTTAAAGCTGGTAGTGATGTAGCAGACTTACTGCCTCACTTTGGTAAGCTTGCAAAGCTTGACAGTGAGATACAACTAGCTGAGAAGGGGCAACACAAAGGCCCACTAGGTAGACTAAGCTCATCTGAAGAAGAGGGCTTTGCTATAGCCCAAGCTAAGATGAAGCACAAAGAATGTATGGATGAGCTAAGGTCAGCTTGTCAACTATATGGACCACCTGGCATGTGGGATCTTGTCGTAAAAGAGCAAGCTGCAGCTAGGCAAAGACACAAAGAAGCACTAGAGGCACAAGCCAAAGCTAGAGATAGATTGTTCTGGGGTATATCTTTAGCAGTAGGTGTGATACTATTCTTAGGTGGTACAGGTGCTATGATCTGGGGTTTAAACGAAGTAGTGAATGGATAAAGAATAATGGCAAAACAGTTTAAAGGTTTTAGTAACCAACAAACACATCAACTACTTAGTGAGATGGGATACACAGGCCCAGCGCAGAAGGATGACATGGATCTATTCTTAGCATCTAGCCCTGCTGCTGCATCTAAGATAGGCCGTTATGCTGACATAGCTAGGCAACGTGTAGAGGGTGGGCCTTTAGCTGGTATGGGTATGCAAGAGGGTGGTTCAACAACACCTGAAGGTTATAAGGAAGTATCTAGAATTAAGCCAGAGATTGCGAATAAGCCAGTATATACAACTTTGCCTATTAACCCAGATGATGTATTTCCAGATTATGGTGTTGCTCCACCTGACTCTGACGTTCAACCACCAGAAGATCAACCAGACCCACCTGAAGGTTCACAAGTACTCAAGACAGGCACACCTACCCCTGAGACTACACAAGCCTCTACTGACTTAGACGCTGCACAGACAGCCTACAGTGATGCTATGGGTACACTTACAGAGGCACAGAAAGCATTAAGTGGTGCAGAACAACCAGTTGAAAATGTAGATAACTTTGATGCTGCAAAGTATTACATTAATGCAGACCAATCTACAAAAGCTATTTTAAATAATTTACTTTCTGGTGGTTTAGAAATGAACCCAGATGGTACTGCAACTAATCCAGATCAGATACAGGCTCTGTATAATGCCTTTACACAAAGAAAGGCAGAAGACGATCCTTTTATATTTACAGATGAAAAACAACAAGAGTTTGATGCATATGAACAACTTACTAAAGATGTAGAGGATGCTGAACTTTTAACTACGCAGACACAGGCTGACGTATCAACTAAACAGAAACAGTTTGAAACTACAGAGATCCCCTCTACGAGTGAGGCTCTAGGTAAAGCTATAACTAACCCTAGCTCTGTACTATCACAGCCTACAGTGTATGGCCTGAAGGTAGAAGACAATCAGCTTATTGATGAGGGTACTGGTCAAGTAGTAACTGCAGCTACACTCTTAGTTAAGCAAGCACAGGCTGCAGATGCAGTAGATGATCCTGCTGTTAAGTCTGCTATGGCTTATGTACAAGGCTTAGATGATTCTGAGTTTTTTCTTGGTGGAAAATACCCGCCCTATCCAAACGCTGTTCCAGCAGTTACACCATTACCTGAAAGTGTTGTAAAAGATATAGCTGATTACTATGAACGGCAACAGGCTCAGATTGAGCAGGACGCTGTAGCTGATCGTGCTGAGACATACACGGCTGTAACATCACAACCTAAAGTTAAGACTGCATTAGAAACTTTTGCTGCAGCTACAGGTACACCATCAGATCAGGCTTTGATGAAAGCTGAAACGATGGACTCTGAAGAGTTAGCTCAGCTAGGTTTAGATGCTGTAACTCTAGATACTATACGTCAAATCCCTGAGATGAAGAGGCAACTAGATGCAGGTGAGATACCTACTGCAGCTTTATTTAATGAATATACAAAGTCAGAAGCCGCTGAGTTTGAGGGCGAAGTTGAAGAGATTGACCCAGCTAAGTTTGAGACTGAAACTCCTAAAGCAGAAGCTGAAGTAGACTACAATTTACCACCTACACAAGTAGCTGAGACAGAAGCAACTAAAGTAGAAGAAGCTGCTAAGTTTGACGAATACGCTACAGCAGAAGAGAAGAAGTCTGAGTTTGTACCTGAAGTCACAGCAGAAGAAACTACTGTAGGTGCAGATGAAGTAGTAGATGTAAATAAGATTATCAATGAAGAGTCTGTAATTGTCGCAGCTAAAACACTTGAAGCTCTTAATGAGGCATCTATTGCTAAAGCTGCAACTGCAACGTTTAGTCAACAGCTACAAGCTAAAGCTGTTAAGGGTGACGTAGGCGCTAACTCTACTGTACAGGGCCAGATGGAGAAGCTTATGGCTTCCTTCGATGATGGTACACCTGCATGGGCGGCTGGTGCTTTACGTAAAGCTAATGCAGCCATGAGTGCTCGTGGTTTAGGCAATAGCTCTATGGCTTCTGCAGCTATCATACAAGCTACACTTGAGAGTGCTATCCCTATAGCTCAGCAGGATGCATCTACCTTTGCTGCAATGGATATGGAGAATGTCCGTAATGAGCAAGCTGTAGCTCTAGCTAATGCTGCTGCAGCACAGAACTTTGAGTTAGCTAACTTGTCTAATGAACAAGCTGTACGTATTCAGAACTCTATGAACAATGCTAACTTACAGTTAAAGAACTTATCTAATGAGCAGGAAGCTGTACTAGCCACTGCACAATTCAAGGCTGCACTTCAAGGCCAAGAGCTAAGTATCAGTGCTAACGTTGCACTATCTAATGCTGCACGTTATGCTGCAGTAAACGATATTAACTTGACAAACAGACAGCAAACTACATTGCTTAAATCTACGCAGAACTTAGAAGTAGAGATGGCTAACTTGTCTAACTCACAGCAGACTGCACTATCTAACTTACAAGTACAAGCATCTATGATGGGCCAAGAGTTGACGAATGAGCAACAGGTGGCTGTACTAGAAAGTACACAGGCGTTTGAGTCTGAGATGCAGGACGCTACCATGAAGCAACAGGCGTTTATCCAAGATGCTGTAGCTCGTGCAGCTATGGAAGGGCGTGTCTTAGATAACAAACAACAGACTGCATTGTTTAATGTATCTAACGTTGTAGCTGAGCGTGGTATTGAGTTAAACAACGAACAACAAACTGCTGTCTTCAACATGAGCAATAAGCTACAAGTTGATATGTCAGAGATGTCTAACCGTCAACAGACTGCACTAGCTAACGCTCAGATAGAAGCAGCAATGAAAGGTCAAGAGCTTAGCAATAAACAGCAGACAAACATTGTACGTGCTGAGCGTATTGCTGAAGTAGCTAATATGAACTTTACTGCTGAACAGTCTCGTGCTTTACAGAATGCACAGCTTGCACAGACAGTAGACTTAGCTAACCTGTCAAACGAACAAGCTAAGCTTATGGCTGACGTAGCGTCTATGGCTCAGCTTGACATGGCTAACCTTAACAATAGACAACAGGCTGCAGCACAACAGGCGTCTGCTTTCCTAGAGATGGACATGGCTAACTTAGACAATGAGCAACAGGCTGTTATGTTTGAAGCTCAGTCTCTAGTGCAGAGTATATTTAGTGATCAAGCTGCAGAGAATGCACAGATGCAGTTTAACGCTGAGAGTATTAACCAAGTCAACCAGTTCTTTGAGGGTATGTCTACACAGGTACAGCAGTTTAATACAGCACAATCTAATGCTATGGAGCAGTTTAACGCTGGTGAAGAAAACACTATGGCTAAGTTCCAAGCTGAGCTTGATAACCAACGTGACATGTTTAATGCACAGAATGAACTTGTAGTTGCACAAGCTACTACCGTATGGAGACAGAGTGTAGCTACAGCTAATACTGCTGCTCTTAATGAAGCAAATATGTCAGAGGTTATGGCAGCTAATGCTTTGACTGTGCAAGGTCTAAATGAGTTGTGGCAGCAGGAGCGTGACTTGATGAACTTTGCATGGAACAGTGCTGAGAAACAAACAGACAGAGATCATTCACTTGTTTTAAATAAAATAAACAATGATTCCGCAGAGGATGCT